GCGTTGCGCCCATGCCTTCACCGTTGAACAGGCCAAGCGTGCGCTTGAAGCCCGAGGTCTCGTTGCCGCCAAAGATCTTGGCCAGGATGTCTTCGGCCTCGTCCTGGATGACCGGGGTGTTGGCCAAGCGGGCGACGTTAGCGCGGAACGAATCCCAGGCCGCGCTGTTCAAGCCCATGAAGTCCTTGACCTGTTCGGGGTCGAACACCGAGCGGTGCGAGACCGTGACCGCAGCCTTGTCACCGAAGGCCATCGCCAGGGTGTTCTTGCAGACAGCGCGAACGGTGGTGCGGCGCACCTCAGTGGCTCGCGAGCCGTCAGCCGATGTGCTGATCAGGATGTAGCCGCCGATGGTGTCGCGCACCGAGGTGGGCGATGACTCGCCAATCTTGGCCGTGGCCCAGAAGCGCTTGCCGCCGTAGATCGTGCCAGCTGCTGACAACTCCAGGCCACCAGCGCGTGCGATGTCACGGAAGAACTCGATGACTTCGCCAGGCTGCACGACCTGATACTTGCGAGACACGACGCCGAGCGGTGCCTTGGTGTCCGAGCGGAACAGGACGTGCTGGTCGGGCAGTTCGATGAACCCGGCGCTGTCGTTCTCGCCGCCGCGAGTCACGTTGTAGCGCACGGCGCTGCGACGGATAGCCCAGTCCATGCCGGCAGCGGTGCGCCAGGCACCCAGGTCGGTGCCGTCTTCCAGGGCTTGGCCAAGGCCGTGCCAGGGTGTGCCGTCAGAGGCGAGGTAAGCAAATTCAACAGCGCCATCGGCGCGGACAGTGAGTTCGTGTGACATGGTGATTTCCTTTAAAAATTTAGTTTGCGCTACCGGAGGCGGCGGGAATTTCGATGGTGTTAACGGTGACAAGGGTCTCGCCGGGTGTGCGGGTATCGGCAAAGACCCAACCAGCTGCCTGTTCGGCGCGGTATTGGGTGCGGGCCTCACCAACCCACTCAACGGTGCGGCCAGTGCTGGTGGTGAGGGTGACGGCGTAGTTGGCCATGATCAAGCTCCTTCCATTTCGTTGGCCCAGTCGATACCCATGGCATCGATGACAAAGTCTTTGCTGCCCTTGGTGCCGGGCTGCACGTCGTTGCGGCTGGGGATGCCGTTGCCGTAGTAGTCGCGTGCCGACTTAGTGCCGAGCATGCAGTAGCCGCCTTTGATGGCGTCCATCATGGCGCGGCCGTAGCTGCCTTGCAGGCCCCACATGCCGCTGTTGATGGCGCGTTGGATGCTGAGGTAGTAGTCCAACTCGGTGGCTTCGTCGTCGCATTCAATGGTGTCGATGTCGTCAAGGGTAAGCATTTGAATCTCCAGGTTTCCAGCAACCGGCCGGATCGGTAGTGCGACCGCACTGCAAAGGGCACGGCATGCCCTTCACGCTGTGGTCAGGTCCCACGGGTTCCCCACTCTGGCATTTGCCAGGCGGGGGCCACGTAGTCGTCGGGGATGGCAGCAGCCTGGGCACGCAGGTCAGCGGCCTTGGCCAGCCAGCGTTCGCGGCTGTCGCCGGTGGTCACGCTGGCGTAGTAGTCAAACTGCTTGGCGCTGGACAACAGTTGGTCTTTCATGCTGGCTCTCCTTGAAACATGCAGGCAGTGTCGACGGCGTCGGACTGGTCATCGGTGAAGTAGTCGGCGTCGGGGATGAGGACGCCGTTGCGGTAGAACTGGACCACGAATTCTTCGTAGTCAAAGTCGTAGAACACAGTGGCGTTGGGGGCGCTGTAAACGAATCTCATGATGGCTCCTTAAACTTGCCGGGCAGTGACCAAAACCTTGGTCACGTTGATTGTTTTCTCGGCTTGGCTGACCAGATCACCGAGGAGCTTTTCGACCTTGCGTGGGTCGTAGCTGGTGCGGTCTTGCTTGACCACAGTGGCGGTGTACAACTCGCCGTTGTACTTGTCGATGCCGCCTTCTTTCAGCCGCTTTTTGATGGCGTCTGCATCGGCGGTCAGGCGGGCGATGTCAGCGAGCAGCACGCCCAGGTTGTCGATGTCGTTGGCGGTGATCGCCTGAATGATTGTCTTAGCCATGGTAAATCTCCAAAAGGCAAACCAGCATCCGGCTGGGTCGGAGTGTTGATCACACTGCACAGGGCACTTGACAGTGCCCTGCACGCTGGGATCAGAAGGCCATCACTTCTGCAAAGATGTACTTTGCAGCAGCCCTGGCATCCTTGAGCGAGTCGGTGTTCCAACCGGTGTAGGTCTCGCCTTCCTGGTCGAAGAACAATTCGTAGACCTGGGCAGTTTGATCAAACTGAGCCCAGATTTCGTAAGCGCCGCGTCTTGCAATGAATGTCATATCAGCTCCAAACAGAGTAGGGTTCGCCACCGCTGAGCGCGATGTCGTAGGGTGAGAACACCGGGGTCGGCCGCCTGGCGTTGTTCACCAGGTTGACCGCGTTGTCGTAGAAGTCTTCGCGCAGGGTGTCGAAGCGCTTGCCGCCAACCTCAACCAGCGGCATGTCCAGCTTGACGATTTGGACGTTGATCGGTTCGTTGCGATATTTCATGATGGTCTCCATTAAGCGAAAGCGGGAACGACGGGCTTGAGGCTGTAGCCCTGCTGCCTGATGAGCTTGATCGCCGGGGCGGTCAGGGTCTTGGTGCCGGCCAAGGCTGCGAAGAACTTGGCCTGGTCACACACTGGGTACACGGTCTGAACGCCGTACACGTTTTTGATCTCAACAAAAATGTCCATGATTAACCTTTGTAGTTTTGAAAAGCAGCAGCAGTTTTCTTGTCGATCAGCGGAACGACCGGAGCGTCGCCGGACAGCGCGCCGTCCATCACCTGGAACAGCACGGCCTTGGCCAGGTTCAGGGTCTTGCGAGCGCCTTCTACGTCGCCGAAGGCCATCTGTTCTTGGGCGTCAGACATCAAGCCTGCGACCACCATGTTGGCCCCCGAGAACCGGTAGGTGCTCGACTCGACCATGCTTTCGAGGAAAGTTGCGAGGTCGCAACCGTACATTTGCTTTTCGTTCATATTGATCTCCAAAAAGTACCAAGCTGTTACGGCCGCCTGGATACGCCGCCAGAGAACAGCACGCTGCTCTCTGGTCCATCCTTCGCACTCGTCAGTCTGGGGGACTGGTTCTAAGCGGTCTGGCCTTTGCGTTCACGTTGGTTACTGGCTAATCGGCTGGTTCCCTTTTTGTATCCCGCTGGTCCTTCGCGGGGTGGCTGGTTTGTTTCCTGCCACAACTCAAATGTAGTTAGTTGATAGTTGACAGTCAATGTTTATTTTCAATGTTGCAAAAATACAACGAAAAAACATTTGGATCGTGGTTTTTATGCAACAGGGGAATATAGAAAAGTGTGGTTTTTTTACAACAAACTTTGCTTGACTTTTGCCACTTGACCGGTTTTTCGGTCTCAGTTACTATCTCCGAGGGGCAGTGCGCCTCAAAACCATCAAACCGAGCCGCCAAAGCGGCTCTTTTCACATCTGGAGCCCACATGGCCAAGACAATCACCATTGAGATGGCCGACGACGGGACCATGACAGTCATGGCCGACGGAATGCAAGAACCCTACGTCTGCAAGAGCAGCGAAGAGTGCATGCAGGTCGTTGGCCAAATGCTTGGCGGCGAGAGCGCCGAAGCATCGGAAGAGCAATCCGCAGAAGGCTACGGCCAGATGTGGAATGAAGAGGCGGCCAGCCGCAAACCCCAACCGGGCCTGATGGCCTAACCCCAGGAGAAACTTATGGAACAGTCCTACGACAACCCCGCCTCGCGCAACACCATGCGTGCAGCAGGCGGCATGACCCGCAACGCAGCCAAGATGCCCGGCGCAGCCATCGGCGGTGGCGGCAACCAGACTCAAGGCGCTGGCCAGATCCCTGGCAAGGTGAGCGTGCCAATGCCCGGCACAAACACTACGCAGCCTGAGTACAAGGGCGGCATGGCCAAGGCCCCCGTTGGCTTCAACAACGGCCTGATCAACGGGAAGATCTGATGGCCAAGCCAGGCCTGTACGCCAACATCCAAGCCAAGCGCGATCGCATCGCGGCTGGCTCGAATGAGCGCATGCGCCAGCCTGGTGACAAGGGCGCGCCGACCAAGGCGGACTTTGACGAGTCCGCCAAGACGGCGAAGACCGGGTTGATCAGCAAGGTCATGAGGACATCATGAAGACGCCCGCATGGCAGCGCGCAGAGGGCAAGTCACCTTCGGGTGGCTTGAACGACAAGGGGCGTGCCAGCGCGAAAGCCGAGGGCATGAACCTCAAGGCTCCAGTCAAGTCCGGCGACAACCCTCGCCGGGCTTCCTTCCTCGCTCGCATGGGCAACATGCCTGGACCTGAGCGCAAGGACGGCGAGCCGACCAGGCTGCTGCTCAGCCTCAAAGCATGGGGCGCGGATAGCAAGGCCGACGCACAGGCGAAAGCCAAGGCGATCAGCGCCAGGAACGATGGCCTCATCAAGAAGGCAATGGACGATGGCAACTAATAAAACCGGCGCAAAGCGCCTCGCTGAGCTGGCTGGGGCACCGCCCAGGCTGGCTACGGCAGAAGACCTGGAAGCGGCAGGACCGCGCACAGGACGAACACACGCAAAGCAGATCAGCTCGACCACGAGCAATGCGCCCCACCGGATCAACCTCAAGGCCGTGAGCGCTGCCCTGGTGGACGAGGGCTTCGACCCTGCGGTCGAGATCACCAAGATCCTCAAGGGCGAGGTGATGACCGACGAGAAGGGCAAGCCCGTGATCCACCCGGTCACCGGCGAGGTGATGCGCTCATATCGCGTTGACGCTGACGTGCGCTTGCGCATGCTCAACGAGGTGCTGCAGTACACGCAGCCCAAGCTCAAGGCCGTGGAGATGAAGGTCTCCGGGGCGCTCGACCTGACCAGCGAACAGCTGGACAAGCGGCTCGGCATGTTGCTGGCCAAGGCGGCGAAATGATCAAGCTCGATCGCATCGACACCGGCTTGCTGAACGATGACGAGAAGCGCGAGCTGTACGAGCTGCTGCGACTGAGAGACATTCGGGCCAAGCGCAATCGCTTGGCCGCATATGCGCCATACGCCAAGCAGCGTGAGTTCCACGAGGCTGGCGCTGGTTTCCGTGAGCGGCTGTTCATGGCGGGCAACCAGCTGGGCAAGACCTGGGCTGGTGCGTTCGAGATGGCCATGCACTTGACTGGCCGCTATCCGTCCTGGTGGACTGGGCGGCGCTTCAACTACGCCATCCGCGCCATGTGCGGGTCCGAGTCAGCCGAGCTGACCAAGAAGGGCATTCAGCGCTTGATGCTTGGCCCGCCTGAGATGCGGGAAGAGTGGGGCACAGGCGCAGTTCCGTGGGACGCGCTGAAGGACACCAGCCTGAAGCAGGGTGTGCCCGACGCGGTGGCCAGCATCGTGGTGCGCCACGAGTGTGGCGAGGACAGCGTCTTGCAGTTCAACAGCTACGACCAAGGCCGGACCAAGTGGCAGGCCGACACCGTGGACATCGTGTGGTTCGACGAAGAGCCACCGCTGCCGATCTACTCCGAAGGCTTGACGCGTACCAACGCGACAGCCGGCCAGGTGTTCGTGACGTTCACGCCGTTGCTGGGTATGTCCGAGGTGGTCAAGCGCTACCTGCTGGAGAAGCCCGCCGGGTCTCACGTCACCAACATGACGATCAGCGATGCTGAGCACTACACGCCTGAACAGGCCGAGGCCATCATCGCCAGCTACCCAGAGCACGAGCGCGAGGCTCGCGCCAAGGGCGTGCCAATCCTGGGCAGCGGCCGGGTGTTCCCGGTGGCCGAGGAGGCGATCAAAGTTCGGGCATTCCCGATCCCACCGCACTGGGCGCGCATCGCGGCCATCGACTTCGGGGTCGATCACCCGACGGCTGTCGTGTGGATGGCCTGGGACCGAGACACCGACTCGATGTACGTGACGGACTGCTACCGACGCAGTGAGCCGGGCATCGCAGGTCACGCCATGGCTGTGCGTGCGCGTGGCGACTGGGTGCCAATCGCCTGGCCGCACGACGGCTTGCAGCGCGACAAGGGTGGCAGCGGTGAGCAGCTGGCCAAGCAGTACAAGGACCAGGGTCTGAACATGCTGGCCAACCGGGTCACGTTCGAGGACGGCAGCAACGGCGTCGAGGCCGGTCTGTCCGAGATGCTGACACGCATGCAGACCATGCGCCTGCGGGTGTTCTCACACCTGGAGGACTGGTTCGAGGAGTTCCGGCTGTACCACCGCAAGGATGGTATGGTCGTGAAGAGCAGCGACGACCTGATGTCCGCGACACGCTACGCCATGATGGGCCGGCGCTTCGCCAAGACGCAGGAAGAAGCCGAGACAAGACTGAAACCAGGGCGCGCTGCGCCCGTTTTGCCGTTCACCGTCTTCGACGAGACGGCTGGATATTGATCAACTTCAACTGAGGAAAAACTCATGGCTACTATCGTCCCAACAATCGACCGCGACTCAGTGCCCGGTGCAGTGCTTGCCACTTGGGCCGCCATGGCCACAGGCGACGTCGGTGCTGGCGTGCCCATCGCTTACGCTGCCGACCTGACTGGCCAAGTGTCCGGCACTTTTGGCGGTGCCACGATCGTCTGGCAAGGCTCCAACGACAACGCCACCTGGCACCCGATGACCCAGCGAGCCGGCACAGGCAACATGTCTTACACCGCTGCCGCAGTTCACACCGCCAACGAGAACCCAGCCTTTGTGCGCCCCGCCGTCACTGGCGGCACAAGCGTCACGCTCAAAGGTGTCTTGGCCATTCACGCCCGCTACGCCAAAGCGCCTTACTAAGCTGAGGACTGAACCCCATGGAAATCCAACCACAACAGATCGACGTAGAGGTCGTGACCGACGAGGACCTCGAAGCCAGGCAAGCCGAGCGCTTGCAGACTTTCGGTCACGGCCTTGGCCAGCAGCGCGATGAGTGGATTCGCTCGCGCTACAGCTACGGCGTTGACAAACGCTGGTTGGAGGACGAGGACCAGTACAACGCCAAGGACAACGTCAACAAGGCAGCCAGCCAGATGATGACGTCGGTGGAACAGGGCTACCCTGTGACCACGCAGTTCGCCAAGCCACACCGGTCAACGGTGTTCATTGGCCTGACGCGGCAAAAGACCAACGCGGCCGAAGCCCGGATCGCGGACATCCTGCTGCCGACCGACGACCGCAACTGGGGCATCGAGCCAACACCCGAGCCCAAGATGGCTGAGATGGGTCGCGACACGCGCCTGGCA